TTAGTCGTTAGTATTTAGTCATTAGTCGTTAGAGTGAGTCGCTAGCTAACGACTAACTGCTGGCGACTAATGACTATTAGTGATTAAATTTAGTGCGTGAACCATATACAAAAGAGGTTATTTGCTTTTCGGTTTCCTCTGTACGAGGCAAAATAGGCAGCGAACTTATATTTACCTCACCCTTAGCCAGCCTTTTAAGGTACTCTATCGCCCTGTCATAGCGTTCTTTGGCGTGATCATAGATAATATCAGCATTGCACAGATCCACAATATGCCACTTTGCTACCGATAGGCAAAGGTTCACCACAAGGGCGTTTCTTTCCTCTCCTCGCTTAGCAAAGATAGCCTCCGCATCGTATCGAGGGCGACCATCCAAATACTCCTTTTTGTCATTGGTGTAGAAGTACGATTTTACCTCCTGCTCAGCAGTATCTAACGCCTGCATTACTATAGTATCGTCCCCTTCGGTTATCTGCTCCACTTGGTAGGAGTAGATATTATTCTTTAAATCTTCTTTAACTAAAAACATATCAATAATGGTTATTTACTCTTGCCCCAAAAGCGTATTGGTTGCTACTTTGCCTGTTGCGACCTATGAGCCATTTAAAAGCACCGTGCACAGCATCGGGTCCATCATCGTGAGCACCCGAACCCTTTTCAAAGGCTAAAAACTGGTCAATAAGCACCTGCATATCCGCGTTTTTCTGCTCACTATTGAACCACACATTTTTGCGTTCAAAATAGCCCGCAAGGCTCTCTATACGGTCGAACTTATCCGCCTTGCTGCGTTTGTCGGCTACAATAGGGATATAGTACCCCCTTTTGTCGCCCTCGTTATCAAAATCAGAAACAAACTCGTCCATCGCAAAAAGCCCCTCAATCATATAACGGATATTGTAGCGGTCTAAGCGATACTTCTCATACTGGTCATACAGCCATTTAGCACAATGCGCACGGCTTTTTTGCTGCATATAGCACAGCAGTATATGGAACTCTTTGCCTATATTACCCACCAAAATCAAGGCTTTGTAATCCGCATTTTCCTTATACGAAAGGTCGCCATAAAAGCATAGGTTATCATATTTGGAAAGCGGTAAAGCCTTTTTATACTGAATGTCCTCGTACTTAAAGATAGCCCCATCTTCAATATGCGTGTGCATATACTCCCGCATATACGAGCGGTAGGGCATACTCTTAAACTTATTACGCCAGTACTCCGCCGAAGTCTTCTCAGGCCATTCAGGGGTAAAGTCCTGCAAGTTTTTCACCGCACACACTGTAAGTATTTTAAACAAGGTACGACCTTGAGCGATATTACTTTCGTAGTTCTGCTCTTCTTGTGGCGTGTTAATTACCTCATTAAAGTACGTTTTAAGTCGGTTCGTGATTGAGTTTTTGTGGAAGTTGTTATTCGCAAATACAAAGCGTTCAGTGGCGTTGTCCTCACTGTCAAAACACCCCCATACATCTTCAGTAATATAATCTACACTTTCTCGCATAATGCGGTCATTGTGGATAGACTTCTTGCTATCCACATCATCTACCACTATATAATCAGGGCGTTCTGCTTGCTCTCGTGCCCCTCGTGGGTTTTGCCCAAAACCAAGCGACATAAACCGAACCCCGTCATTAGTAACAAACGAACCATCCGACCAGTCCCCCGCCGATGACCTCTTGCCGTAATCATTCTGCAAGCGATTATTGTGTTCCAACTGTGCCTGTATGCCCGATAGCAGTTTCTTAGCTTTAGGTTCAGTCTCACCTACCAAAAGCATAAATCGCAAATCACCCTTAGCAAAGTACAAGTACAGCGGTATCCCCATATCTATATGCACCGACTTCCCCGCCGAGCGGTACATCTCGGCAAGCAAGCGTAGGCGTTTATTGCCTACTATCAGCTTAGCCAACTTAGCGTGAAACCACGCACACTTCTGTTTGGCATAGTTAGGAAAATAGTACTCAAACCAGCGCACATAATCACCCTCCAAGTTCTTAATACGAGCCGCTTTTTCTTTGGCTGTTTCGTGTATATTTACCGAAGTAGCCTTAGCAATCAGCAGGCAATGTTTGTCGTAATCAGCTAAGAGTTTAGCGTATATCTTATCGTTCTTGCTCATTTTTTACTTTTAGTTGTAAGAATTGTTTGTGATACTTGGTACATTGAGCGGCAAAGCCCGCATCCTGTTGTGATATAAACATATCCAGCTCTTTCAGCACTTTATATACAGTAGTAGGGTCTGCCTGCGTTTCGCACCTATCCAATGCTGCCATTAGTTTACCTACATCAGATGCCGAAAAAGTAGGCTCTTGTCCATTCATTACCCTAATAGTCTCGGCTTGTAGCTTCTGTTTGATAATCGTAGGCGAGGCGTGGAAGTTCAGACGCTTGTCCTCCCAATCGTACTTCTTTACCCACTCGCCAATAGTAGCAGGGCGTACTCCGTAGAGCTCCGCCACTTCTGCTTGGGTAACCTCAATATTTTCAATGTAATATTGTTCAGCCTTAATACGTGTTTGTTCTTTTGTTTTTGCCATTTTTTTGTGGCAAAATTCCTACAAATAAGGCAATTAGAAAACAAGTTGTTCAGTCCTTGAACAACTTTGTTCAAAGGGTAAACAAAACTGTTCAGTCCTTAAACAACTATTTGCATACCCAACAGAAGCTCACGAATTTTGCCCCGAAAATGATTAACAAAAAATGAAAGCCTATGCCTAAATTTATATTGAACGATGAAGCAGTGGTCAATTCGCACGGCTTTCGGATACTTACCGCAGGAATTGACCTAACACGCTTCAAACTCAACCCTGTAATGCTTGACGGACACATTCGTAGTAATCAGACCGTAATAGGAAGCTGGAAAGACATTACCATTGAAGAGGGTAAACTTTTTGCCGAACCTTTGTTTGATATGGAAGACGAAAATGCTAAACTCATAGCAGGAAAGGTTGAACGCGGGATTATCAAAGGGGCGAGTATGGGAATATATTTTTCAGAAAAGGATTTATCATATAAAGATAATGTGGTAACGCTTACAAAATGTATCCTTGCTGAAGTCTCTATAGTAGCCGTACCGAGTAATGCTAACGCCTTGCGCCTACATATGGACGGCAAAGAACTTACCGAAAAAGAAATAAATGAGCTATGCCTATCATTCGCAGATAAAACAATTAACACAGATAACAATATGAAGTTACAACTTACACAATTAGCCTTAGTAGCCTTGGGTATGAGTGCCAGTACCAAGGAACTATCAGCAGACGAAATAGAGTCTGCTATCTTGGCACTTTCTAAAACACGAGACGAACTGCAAGAAAAACTCACCCTTTCAGAAGAGCAGCTTAATGCTTTTGTAAATAAAGAAAAAGCACAAAAAGCAGCCCTTACTGTCCAAATGCTTGACGAGGCAGTAAAAAGCGGTAAAATCACTGCCGACAAACGACAAACCTTTGCCGATTTGGCAGCTAAAGACTTTGAGCTCGCAAAAGCTACATTGGAGGCTTTGCCTGCTAAAAAGAACTTTAGCACAGGAGTAACTACACCTGCAGGAACTACTGGCGTAGCTACTATGGACGATTTTCAAAAACTCTCCTTAGATGACAAATTGGCTTTCAAAAACAGCAACCCAGAAGCCTACCAAAAATTAGTAGCTTCTATTTAAAATCGCAGTACAGCAAGCAATTTAAATGATATTTAAAAAACTTTTAAAACAGAATTAACTATGGCAATGAATTTTCCAGAAATATGGGAGGCACGTGTACGACAAACCCTTTCACAAGGAGCCGATGCCGACTTCTTAGACGGCGTGCAAGAACTCGATGGCGATGTAACCCAAATGGGCGAACACAATGTAATTCACATCCCCACTACCGAGTTCAAACCCGATGTACTGATTAATAACAGTACCTATCCTCTCGCTATCCAAGACTACACCGACAACGAAGTAGTGGTAAAATTGGATAAGTATCAAACAAAACCTACTAAGGTTACCGACGACCAAACCATCGGGGCAAGCTACAACAAAATTGATGCGGTTACCCGTAGCCACACCAATGAAATTAGCGTTACCAAGTATAAAAAAGCATTACACGCTATTGCTCCCGACCAAAACACCGCTGCTACTCCAGTCCTAACTATTGCGGGTACTGAATGTACCTACAACGACATTGTAGCCCTCAAAGCAAAATGCGATAAAGCGGGATGGCCTCTCAAAGGTCGCCGTCTTGTCTTGTGTTACGACCACTACAACGCCCTCCTTAAAGATAGAGAACGTTTTGGTGACCAGCTTATCAACTATCGCAACGGACAAACAGCCCCTGTGATTGCAGGCTTTGAAATCAAAACCTACGAACAGCACCCTCACTACAATGCCACAGGACAAAAAATCGCTTTCGATCAAGTGCCTACAAGTACCGATAAACCCGCTTCAGTAGCCTTTGTAGTAGATGCCGTACGCAAAAAAACAGGGCTCACTAAGCAGTATTATTCCGAAGCCAAACAAGATACCCAAAACCAAGCAAACCTATTGGCGTATCGCCACTACTTCATTGCTTTGCCTTTGGAGAAAAAGTACATCGCCGCTCTGAAATAATGTTTAACCCAAAAGGAGGGGAAGCCTCAGAAAAGCCCCAAAGTAACTCAATTAGCACGCTTTTTTCTGCAACCTTCCCCTCTTACTAATAACACAAAACCTATGGATACCATATTCAATGATAACCCCAATTTAGATGTAGCCTACAAAACCGCTGACGGCAAATACTTCTACACCGAAAATAGCGCACAAAACTACGCCCTCACCCTCAAAAATAAAGAGGTAAAAAAAGTAGTACGCACAGAAGAAACTACAGAAAAAGAGGAAGTGAAAAATGAGGTAATTACTGAAACAGAAGAGCCTCAAACAGTAGTAACCACTGAACCCTCAGAGCCTTCAGGAAGCACTGATAGTTCAGAAGTTTCTGACAATTC